ATCGGCCTCAGCAACTTGCCATTTTCCAGCGGGTAGTTCTCCGGCCTGAACGATGAGCGACGGCAGGAGAACATTGTTTCGTAGAACTCAGGGGACTGCTGTTTCGTCAGCTCGTTAAAGCCGATGAACGGAAATTCCTGACCGTGGAAATCCCAGTAGTCATCCGCCTCTTTACCGAAGCGGAAGAGTAACTCCTCGCCTGTGGGCCATACCCATCGCAATTCGCTCGCAGATGACAGATAGCGCGCACCATCGTTGAACAGGCGAAACATACGCTTCGACTGAGTGATGATGTCGGCAAGGTTTTTATATTCGGTGTCGAAAATGACGCCTCGCCAGAACGAGCCATAGCCCACGCCGACATTACGCCGGAATCTGGCTAACTGCGCAGCAGTCTTGCCTGGGCCGCGAGTGCCTTCGAACAGGATCTCATTACACGGGCAACTCAGCGCCAGAGACTGCGACCCAGGCAGTGGCTTCCATACAGCTTTGTAATTCATCCACCGAGAACCCCGCCCTGTTGTTTTTGCGCTGCTGCTTCCCAGTCATCCACGCTGTCACTGGTTGGTACCAGCATGACGTTATGCGTGACCTCTTTCGTTTCCGCCTTATTCTCGATGCTGTATGCCTCACGTTCGAGGCCGATCAGCGTCTTCAGGCTGTCACTCAGGTCTTTCATGGATTTAACGCGGGAAGGCAGGCTGATTATTTTGTGGTACAGATCGTTGAGCTTATCCTGGCCTTTGTCATCCTCACGGCGCATCAGGTCGCCGAGCATCTCAAGCGCGGCCACATCGCCACACTCACCGGCCAACTCATCGAATAGCATGTTTGTCAGTTCGCGAGCCCGGCGGATGTCTCCCCGGTGCTCCATGCGTACCGTGGCAATTACCTCGGCAGTCGCCTCTATCAGTACGCGCTCGGTCAAAGTGCTTTCGTTGCGTACCTGTTTGCGTACCTCCTGCTTGCGTACCAAATCATCAGCCTTTTGCTGAATCTTCGCATTCAGGTCACGCGACCAGTCGTCACGCTTGGCACGCTTGCGGATAGCGCCTTCACTGATGCCGTGTTGTGATGCAATTTCTCGGAGGGACATCACTCCGGCCCGGTACGCCGTCTCGATGGCCTCCCAGTCCGGTTTGCTCATTCGTTACTCCGTTTTCTCTTCTGGCTGTTCTTCTACCACCGGGACAAAGTGGAACTGCTCCACGCTATCCGGTCGGAAGTAACGCCACTCGCCTGTGTCGGTTGCAAGGGCCACAAATCCGTTAATGATTTCCGGCTGGCTCCGTTTCATCAGGCCGGTGAAGGTTTCTTTGGATGTGGTGGTGATCGTGATTTTGTAGGTATCGGACATGAGCACCTCTTTATCCGCGATCGGGGATTTTTTTGTTTTATCCCTTTGCGGGGGTATTTAGCTTATTTCGGTCCAGAAAGGCGGGGCTATGCATCATACCCACACTATAGAGATGTTGACCAATTAGGGCGGACTATAGGACAGCAGATTCTCTGGCCTATATAAGTTACACAATAGATATAGCCCAATCACACCCTGATGAGATTGCCCTGATATTAGAATGTCACTTAACAGGGAAGAAAGCGTAATGCTCCATTCCTCTTAACCATCAACCTTGGAGGTATAATGACAGAGAAGAATAAAATGATTTGCCAGCTAGCCATTGTCTATGCGCCACTAATTACAATCTTTGCAAAAGTAATACTTGGTGCGTTATGGATTACTGCTTTCGGCTTTCCTCTACCCTTCTAATCCCCGCCTTATCCAGATTGCATTGCCCCAACGCCGTATAAAGCTGAGCGTTTAACTCCAGACTTGCCTGCCACGTGAACGGAACCACCATTCCGGGGATCGGCGTGTCTGCGGTAAGGTCAGCGCTTATCGGCACCACGGGGGCCGGTACGTAAACTGTCTGCGTATTCCCGCAGGCTGTCAGTAGCGGCAGCAGGAACAAGCTGCTTAGCGCACATATCGCCTTCAAGCGCCTGTCTGATGTAGATAATGTGCGTTTCGCCTTTCTGGGCCAGTTGGTTCTTAGCATTCTGGGTAGCCTGTGAGATGTCGCGGATCAGGTTCATGGCGGTGATAACGTTGTTGGTGACGGCTTCGGATGATTCAGCCCGAGTCGTCGCTTTATCACGCTGGTCTTTGTAGGTGATGGCGTTATCGCGGTAGTGGTTAATCGCCCAAGCCATCGAGACCATCAGGCAGATAACAATCGCGCAGATGATTGCCGTTAAACGACTCACTGGTCTATCCCCCAGCACGTCAACGCGCTTTCCTGGTCACGGCGCTCCACCTGACCATAACAGCCATTCTTCCGGCCCTTTGTCAGTCGGCAGTCGCGGCCACCGTCTTTAATCCACCAGCGGATTGCTTCACAGGCACCTTTCCGGTCTCCGGCGTTAATTCGCTGATAGAACGTCGACGGATAGCACTTTCCGGGGCCGATGTTGTACGGGCAGAAGGATGCAATTCCTACCTTTTGCGGCGCTGTCATCGGGACCTTGATATTCCGGTCGACCCAGGCAAGAGCTTTATCACGCTCGATAGCATTCACTTTCTTGCACTGCGCCTCTGTTGCAGTCATGCCTTTCACGACGCGCTTACCATCAATGACAGTTACGCCGTGGCAAAGTGACCACACGCCACCAGGGTCCATTACAGCAACGAGGGCGTTTCCTTCTTTCTCACTGATGAACTGATCAAACAAAACCGGTGCTGATGCACCAGCTGCAATCAGTGAAAGCATGACCGCACTGAGCTTGGCCTTGTTGCCCATTATTCACCTCTTGCGGCCTTACGCCGGTCTTCTTTGATTTTGAAATACAGGTTAGTCAGATAGGTCAGCAGACCAAACACCAGGCTTCCGATGACACCGATAGCCGCCCATTGGGATGGCGACACCTTGTCAGTGAGCTGCAACAACCAATAGCCAGTGTTTGTGGCTGATGCGCCATAGGCGATGCCTGTTGTTAGTTTGTCCATTCGGTACATGCTCTCACCTCCGAAATTGTCGGGGTGCTGTGTCTTAGAAGGGGAAAGCGCCTCACCCAATGCGATCAAAGGTAAGTGGTTATCTGTATGGATGGGCGCGAATAAAAAAGCCAGCGACAGGCTGGCAATGTGAGGGTAAGGCAATGTCGACTCTATGGCCGAAGGTCCCAGGCAGCGGGTTCTGCGTGCGGGATACCGCAAAAAAAAGCCCCACACGTTAGATAGGCTCTAAAATTTCTACGGATTCTACCGATAACTACTTAAACCAAGGAGGCATCATGAGCTTTGAATTCGGCATTGTCGCACCAGCTGGAATACTTGATAAATACCGTGATTTGTTTGAGTCAAATGGCATTTTTTATACTCAACTACTGCCTGAAGATGCGCCAACACATGTAATTCTTGAAGACAGCGCTAACACCTACTCAGATGTAAATGCATGGACGGCAATTATAAGCAGTCTCGTTGGGCAGATCCTTAGAGCAGAAATGGATGAAAACATGACGTTCACAAACCAGTCGGCGAACAGGATTGAAATTCATAAGCTCTGAAGCAACAAAGCCCAAGGCGTTAACCTCGGGCTTGAATTCTTTGATACCGCCAGTGCATACAACATTGGCACAATATCAGATTTACACGAAATATATCCCTTTCAATCCAGTTTTGCAATACTTGGCTGCGAATTTGTCGCCTTTTGTTGTGAACGTGATCGCGTAACCTGCAACAAAGCTCCACCGTCCAGGCGCAGGAAGATGCGGCGCATCTCTACCCAGCGGTCCGTAAAGGTCTCTGACCAGTTCTTTGGTGTTACGCCAACCAGCTCCGCCAGCGCCTGATATTCGTACGTATCACGCCCTGCCAGCTCTGCTTTGACGTCCTGCGCCGCCAGCCAGATAAGCTTCTTCAGTCGCTCCATCGTCTTGCCGGCCACCTTCTTCGCGCCAAGCGTCTCCCGGAACTCCGTCCACGCCCACTGAGTTATCGCCACCTGGTACTCGAAGCGGATGTTCTCGCTGTAGTTCCACAGCAGCCATGCTTTCTGGTGGTCTTCCAGCGACAGTACAGCGCGGCGCCACGATGCGGTAACGAACTCAATCGGCCCAACCAGCGCGATGGATGAACCCTTGGCGCGCGACTGGCTGCCGCTCATCGGCGGACCGTCCGGGTTAACCATGCGCTGCTTATCTTTGTCGAATACCTTCTTCCGTCCCCGGCTGCGCGCCGTCGCGGTGAATTGCGCGTTCTCGGCGAAAGCTACCAGTTGCCCTTTCGTCGCCCCGCTGAGGTCTGCGGTCGCCACAATGAGCTGCTGACGTACGTATTCCAGTTGCTGACTGTTCATGCGGCTCCCTTATGTGGCTGTTTGGTTTTGGTCTGGCTGTGCTTTGCTATCGGCGGCAGGTTTGCGCGCTTAACGCTTTCGGCCTGGTATCTGACAATCTGCTCTCTGGTCATGATGGCCTCCGATTCCACGCACGAATCGCATCTCGTTTTGTTGGATACGTGTCGGTTATTGGCTTAATCAGGCACTGCTTGGTAGCGCATCCGGCATAAACGCCATCGCCATCGGCAACCAGTTCTGCCTCACCACCACAGAATGGGCAGTTAAGCAGTGAAGCCCAATGCGGAAGCTTGAGGTCATAAATCATGCTGCCTCCTGCTGTTTCAGTGCTTTGAGCTTGGCGCGATACTCATCCCGGATCCGGATGAAGTCTTCCCGGCGGTAGTTGGTCATTTCGTGGGGGCCTTTGAGCCAGTCAACGTATTCCTGCCCGTAACGAGCGATCAGGCCAGCTTCGTATTGCTGCGCGACAGTCGCCTCTTTAGCGGTGTACTTGCCAGCTCCGGCATTGCAGGATTTACACTGCTTATGGGCGTTGCGCTCTTCAAAGCGAAGTTCAGGGTTAGCGCCTACCGTTTTGAAGTGGCCGCAGTCCCACTGGCCACCGTGCAGATCGGGTGGATTGGTCTCGCCGCAGCTGATGCATGGCAAACCAGCATCACGCGCACGGATGTAGGCGTTGAAAGCCAGCTGAGCCTGCGCCTTGTAGTAACCGGCAGGCCGCAGTTCTGCCAGTCGCTCCTTACGGCGTTTGCGCCCGGCCTTCTCGGCTTCCTTCTGCTCCTTGATACGCTTAGCCGCGGCTTTCACCTTCTCCTTTTCTCGCTCTTGCATAGCGAGGATTGCGCCGTGCTCCGGGCAGCACCAGCGAATCCGGATGTCGTGGAATTTCGGCACGAAGTATTCACCGCATACTTTGCACTTACGGCGGGATGGTTTACGCATGACTCCTCCGTGCCGCGAGACGCAGCCATTTCTGATCCACCAGGCGAGCGGTGTAGTCTTTCAGTGTTGGGATGTCGGACGGCTTAACCGCTGGCTTACGCTTACGGCGCGCCGGAACGCGGAAGATTTCGTTGGTGATGACGCGGGAAAGTGGAGTAGGCATCATGCCTCCTGCTTATCGCGCAGCTGCTGGTACTCGCAGCCGTTAGGAATAGTCAGGGCCAGGCCAAACTGTGCGCACCACATTTCAACCTTTACCAGGAAGATATGCATCTCCCCAGTGTCGAGGTCTGCGGTATGGCGCGGCTCCCAGGTCGTGGTTTTCTCACCGGTGATGAAATCGGTGTAAGTCACCTCTTCGCAGCCAAGGTAGGTTTTCTTGAGGTTGCGCTTAACCCACTCAGGAGTCGCGTCGGTGCGTCCGGAGTTAATCAGGTACTCGCTGATTTCCGTGTACCACATGTGGCTGAGCGCGTTCTGCGACAGGCTGCGCTTCTCGCGCCACGGTTTGACTTGCAGGCGGAAACATTGCCCGGCATCCAGCAATGGCTGAATCTGCTGGCCAATGGCCGCGAAGTTGCCGCGATGGAGTTTGATGCCGTCTACTGGCAGAGTCATACGGCCTCCTTAACGGAAACCGCAGAATGCAGAAAATCGCAGGTGCATTTCTGCAACTGTGACAAGGTGAGGAGTTCAGATTGTGGTCGCATTTAAGTCCCCTTAAATGCGCAGAAGTCACCGGAGTTGTTCAGGCTCCGATGACTTAATTATGGATGGATGATTACTGGAAATCAAATGTTGCGTTACATTGAGGCTAGACTAAAAATCAGCCTGCTCCGGATGTCTTTACACAAACCTGATA